TCATGCCCGCGCCTCCCGCTTCTTCAACCAGGTCAGGGCGAGCACGCACACGGCCGCTACCGCCGCCGCAGTCGCCAGCAGGGCCGTGGCCTTGCGGACCCAGGTCGATTGTTCGACGAAGGGCGCAGCCGCCGCGATCATCTGCTGCGCGGCGACCGAGATGGCCGCCACCGCTGAAGTCACTGCCGTGAGGACCGCGCCGCTCCGGGATACGGGCACGGGATCGGCGGGCGTAGGGGGCGTCTCTGCGGCCCGCGTGGCGCTAGAGGGCGGCGAGTGGTCGAGCGATCCCGGCTCGGCCGTCGACCACAGCGCCACTTCCGCCGCCCGGCGGTTGACCAGGCCCTGCAGCTTCTTCCCGCCGGCATTGACGAACCGCATCATCTCCAGCGGGACCTGATCGAACTGCCGGGCGCGAAGGCGTTTCCAGATCGTCCAGCCGGGCGAGGCGCCGAGATTGAACACGAACGACAGCAGCGCGGCGTACTGGTGCTCGGTGAGCTCTTCGGCGACGGGGCCGATGCGAGCTGCAAGGCGCTGGGCGGCGGTCTGCAGATCCTGGCGGAGCCACACGTCAGCCAGATCCTGCGTCACCCCCAGGCCGGGGCGCAGCTCCGGGCCCGTGTGGCCATAGCCGGCCGTCAGCGTGCCCTCAGGCTCTATGCCGGCCTTCAGGATCACCAGGGGCTGGGCGTCGTCGTAGACGCGCAGGACGCAGCCTTCGTGCTGCTTCAGGAACGCGTACGCTGTTCTTGGGATCGGTCTCATCTTGCCCCCGGGCGATGAAGGTCAGGTGGCTGGTAGTCGGCGGGCTGGCGCAGCCAGCGCATCGAGGCGTTCATGTCCTTGAATTGCTCCAGCAGGCCGTCGAGCTTCGTGCTCATGACGGCGAGCTGGACGGCGAGCTGCTTCAGCGGCTCGACTTCCGCCTCCAGGGTCTTCACCCGCTGCGTCAGGCGCGCCCCCCAGATCACCAGGCCGAGCGCCTGCACGACGACGAGGCCGCTGAGGCCGATCAGGGCAGCCCAAATGGCTGGGTTCATGGGTTACAGGCTCATGCGGCTGAGAAACCCCAAGCGGGCCAGGCGGGCGAGCGCTATTGCCAGGCTGGGGACTTGGGTTCGGGTTTCGCCCATGCGGGGCAACCCTTCGAAAGGTCGCCCTTCAGGAAGTCGAGTAGTCCCATCAGTATAGTCCCTTCACCTCATCCAACCCCTTGGCTGCGCTCATCACGCCGCCAACCGTGCCGAGGCCGCCCAGGGATAGGCCACCCGTAAACGGCGCGAAGCCCAAGGCGCCCAGACCCATCGCCAGGGTTCCGAGCTGGCCGACGGGGTCGCTGGTCTTCGTCTTGGTCTTCGACGTCCCGTCCTCCACCTGGCCGTGGAAGAGGGCCAGCGGCAGGCCGCCCAGGAGACCGGCCTGGCTGCTCAAGAGCGAGAGCGGCGCGGCCTGCTGCTGCTGCTGGATCTGCCGCAGCATGTCGCCGATCGTCCCCTGGGTGGTCGCGTTCGCGCGGGCGTTGGCGTCGAAGTTCGTGGAGAGGTCCGCCAGGAGACCGGCCGAGCGCAGTTGCTGATCGCCCTGCGACAGGCCCAGCTGCGCCAGGCTGTTCGCAGCGCCCAGCTGGTTGCCGCGGTTGGCCATCTCCAGCTGCGCACTGGCGGCGGACGCGTCCTGCCGGCGCTGGGCGTCCAGGTTGGAGAGGTTCGCGCCGGTGGTGAACCCCTGGTCGCGCAGGCCCGCGTCGAGGCTCGCCCGTGCCCGGGCGAGCTTGTCGACGGTCATCGACCGCGTCAGAGCCGAGCCCGAACCACCGAACGCGCCCTGCCCCGCCATGTCGAGCGTCTGCTGTCCGAGCGTGTTACCGCGATCCGCGTCGAAGTCCGCGAGCGAGGTGTCGACCACCTGTTGGGTGTACGGGCTCATGTAGGCGCCGAGGTTCTGCAGCAGACTCGCCACCGTCACCTGGGGCGCGCTGGCGGTCCCGAGACCGCGCATGATGTTCGAGGCGTCGCTGTAGTCCCGGCCGGTCACCCCGCGCGTCACGTCGGCCGCTGCGTCGAAATTCCACGGCGAGCCGGTCAGGCCAGCAGCGCCCACGCCCGCCTGCGTCTGCAGCGGATTGACGCCGGCCACGAGGGACTGCGGATCAAGATTGCTGAGATCGCGGATCTTGCCGAAGATGTCCTCGATGCCGTTCGTCACCCACTCGGGGTTCGTCGGCGTGACCACGTTGTGGGTGGTCTGGTTTTGCGTGGTGCTGGAACCCATCAGAGCCTCTTCAAAAGTTCGCCGCCACCCTGGCGGTAGCCTTGCGACGCCAGGGCGCGTCGCCAACCTGGACGGCCGTTGACCGTCGCGTGTGTGCAGCCCTGCGTTCGGGCCCATGCTTCCATCCCTGGGACCAGGGCGAGGATCTCGTCCAGGTCGCCGCCGGCGAGCCAGGCATGGATGCAGCGCCGGGCGGGAGCCGCGAGAAGCCGGGTGACCATCGCCGAGCGGGCGCCGGTCCAGAGCTGCGCCCGGCCTGCGACGATCTCCGCCACGAGCTCGCCCTCTGTTCCGTCCTCGGGTCGAAGCGCCGGCAGGAGCCAGGCGCGCGCCGCGGCCCAGGTCACCGGCCGCCGGTCGGCGCCATGTCGAAGACCGGGGCGCCCAGGCGAAACGCCGAGGGGCTGGCCGAGCCGGACAAGCGGATGCGGAACAACCGCCCCGTGGCGCGCACGTCAATCTTCTGCTCGGTGGCGCCGAACACGTAGGATTTCGACGTCTCGTCGCCCCGCGGCTTGAACCGCGACGTCAGGGTCAAGGTGACCGGGCCGACGTGCTCCAGCGCATCTGGCCAGAAGGTGCGGACCAGGATGGCGCGGTCCTCGGACAGGTATTGGTCGGCGCTTTCGATGAACCACGACAGCACCGCGCCGTCCGCCGACTGGCCGCGCTCGTGCCAGTAGGCCTGGCCGTCGTAGGTGACCCCCAGGGGATAGGAGGACGGGCCGGCGTCGACCATGGCCGTCCGCGCCATCATCCCGCGATACCAGGCGCCGGCGTCCGGGCCTGCCACGGCGACTGCGACATAGCGGCTGCACTCGACGCCGTCGCGGCTGTCCGGATAGTCCCACCGGACCTCGCCGAACGCGCCGACCCCGGACGCCACCACCTTGTCGGACTGGGCGAGCGCTAGGTTGTCTGCGAAGTCCTCGCGGATCGGGCAGGCCATCATCACCGGCGCCGCGCCCAACGAATAGGCGTAGAATTGCCCGTCCGGGCTGATCCAGTAGGCCGCCTGGCCCACGACGACCGCCGCGTTCGGCCCGATCAGGCCGCAGTGGTCGCCGACCTTGTCGAAGCGCCAGACTTGGCCGAGTTGGCCGACATACGTTCCCAGGAACAGGCTCGTGTTCGTCCAGATCAGCAGGTAGCTGCCGACCGCCCGCCCGCCGATGATCCGCCCGCCCCCCGTCAGGACGTACTCGCGCGCCGTGGAGTCGGCCGGGGTGTCCGTCTCCCACTCGGTGGCCCGGCGCACCCCCGAATGGCGAATGCAGAGGGCGTTGAAGTCGTCCGAGACCTCTTCGTTGCAGCCCAAGGCGAAGATCTGGTCGGTGTGCGAGATCAGGCAATGCGTCACCATCGCCGGCGCACCGCTGATCGCCGCCGCCGGCACGCCCGTGTCGCTCGCATCCCAGCGATAGATCGTCCCGAACCTCGGCGAGGCGACCAGATCCTGCCCGAATGCGCCGCCGCTCCAGGTCCGGGGGAAATAGTCGTTCACCGTCGGCGTGGCGTAGCCGCCTGCGCCCCAGGGGCCAGTGCCGTAGCCCGCCTGGCCGGTCCCGTCGATCTGGCCGGCGACCAGTCCTACGGGCGTGATGTCATAGACGCCGCCGCCGACCCACACCTGCAGCGCCAGGTGCGTCCCGAAGGCGATATGCAGCTGATTGTCGTTCGTCGACCAGGGGAAGGCCCAACGGCAAACGCCCGTCAGCAGCGTCGCCGTCAGCGCCTCCCATCCGCCGATCACCTGCGGCATCCCGAGGCGAAAGCGCACGTTCGACCCGTCCGCCCAGCGGCCCGAGGCGGCGTGGGTGGTGTCGTCGGAGGTGAGGCCGGGGGGAATCTTGAGGCTGGTGCGCGGTATGGTAGCCTCCCTTGATGCAGTCTGTGCTTGAAATGAGAGGCGTCCAGACGCCAGGCGGGGTTATCCCGCTCCACGTCCGTGGGGAGGGCGGCTCGGGACCGGTCGTTGTCGCGATCTGCGGCGCCTTCGCCCCATTTGATGAACTGTCCTGGCTAGGCGATCATTTTCCAGAAGCCGAGGTCGTAGTCGCCCATCTGCCGGGATTGATGAGCGCGCCGCCGGATGAGATCTCGATCAAGAGCTTTGCAATTGCATTTCTCGATCTGATCGAAAGCTTTTACGTCGGCCGGCGCGTCGTGGTTGTCGGTCTATCTGTCGGGGGCTTGGTCGCCCTCGCCCTCAACAGTATGGCTGTGGAAGCCGTCATCGCCGTCGACCCGCCCCTCTCAACCGCCAAGCTCTGGCCGCTCAGCGATTGGGCCACGGTCGCCCGAACTCAAATGACGCCGGCGCAGCAGGAATGGCTATGGCGCATCCTGGGCTATGGCCTGACCATCGAGGACCGTGATTACCACTCCATACTCAATGCGTTGCAGCGTCCTGCGCGGATACTGGTGGCGGGCAATGCGCTTGGGCAGCGTCGGGAGACAACCGAGATGCCGGGCCTTCTGGACGCTGAAGACATCGCGTTTTTAAGCACTCATCCGCTTCTGATTGTCCAACACGTTCCGGGTGTCAGCCATGACATCGCATCTCAATGCCGAGACCTGTTCGTGACAGCCATCCGTGAGGCGCTTACTCCCTGACCAGGTAGGCCAGCACTTGGCCGTCGCCGCCGGACGCGCCGGGAGAGTTGCCGCACCCGCCACCGGGCGCGCGGCCTCCGGCCAACTGCGCGTTGCCCGATCCATCGCCGCCGCCCGTGCCGCCCTTGAACGGAAGGTTGGCCGGTGCGCCCGCACCGCCATTCAACCCACCGCCCAAGCCCCCACCCGTGCCCAGGCCAGGGTTCCCAGGCGATGCATTGTTCGTCCCGCTAAGGTTGACGTCGAACCCCGTCGCGACTCCGCCCACACCCGCCGACCCTGGCGTGATTGACGGCGCGGCCCCGTCAGGGAAGGTAAGCGTCGTGTTGCCGGCCCCGGCCGTTGCGATCGAGGCGACCACTGCGACGACCTGGCCGGCCAGGAGCGCCTTGGTGATCTCGCCGTATCCGCCGGACGCACCATAGGTCGTTCCGGTCTCCCCGGCGCTCCAGGCGGCAAACTTCCAGTAGCCGGACTTCGGGACAACGAAACTGTGCGTCCCCGGCGGAAACTGATACGGCGACTGCAGGTTCGTGAGCCCATGGCGAGCGCCGATGGATTTGCCTGCGACCCGACGCCTACCGACCCGCTGGCTGGCGATGCTACGCGGCATCTAGAGAAGCTCGAACTGCGCGTCGAAGACGATGCCGCCGGCCAAGGCCACCGCGGCGCCGACGTACAGCGCGTCCACCGAGCTCAAGCGAAGCGGGAGCGTCTCCGAGTAACCGAAATCCGTAGTCGCAGCTTCGGTGGTATTGGCGATCGTGTGCGCCGCCATCAGGACGCTATCGATTAGGTACAGCGTCGTCCCTGCATCGGGCGAGCGATAGAGCTGCAGCTGCGTCGCCGTGACTGTCGCTCGCGGCGTAGCCTTCAGGCCGTAAAGGATCGCACCATTGGTCTGTGCGGCCAGTAGCAGCACAGCGTTGGTCGCATCGTTGAGGGTGGTCTTCGCCGCCGTACAGATGGCGTTGGCCGTCTTGATCGACTGGGGCGTGATGATGGCGTTCGGCGTAGTGGCCAAGACTGTCTCCTATGCGGCGGAAAAGGCGACCGCCATCGCGACGGCGAAGGCGTTGCGGGCTGCGGTGTAGGTGGCGAGGTCGGACAGGTCAGCGGTCGTCGGCAGCGCCCATTGGGCGATCGTGCCGTTGTTAGTCAGCCATTTGCCCCCGTTGCCGACCAAGGAGGGCAAGGAGGCCCCACCGCCCACCACCACCGAAGCGATGTAGTCCTTGAGGCTCGAACCGCCGTAGCCCAGCGTCTTGACGTTCGTCGCATCGCAGAAGATGTCCACGATATCGGTTGGGGCGATCTGGACCGTGGTCCCGGCGCCCGTAGTGAATGTCAAAGTGGCGGGCGAAGCGTTCCAGACGCGATAGGTCTTCGTGACGCTCGGGATGGTGATCGTGTACGGCCCCCCGCCCCCGGTGAACTTCACCATCGCCGAGCGGGCCTCGTCGTCGGCGGTGTTCGACGTCGTCAGGCTGTAGTCGCCGGTCAGCGGCACGGTCACCAGGCCCGCCACCGCCTTGTCCACCCGGCTGATCACCGTGTTCAGCCGATCGCCCCAGACGTTGACGTTCTCGCCGGTGAACTGGAGCTCGAAGCGGAGCGAAGTCGTATAGCTGCTGGGCATCAGATGATCGCTCCCGTGTCCTGACGGCGCCAATCGGTTCCGTCAGAGACAGCCAAGATGTTGAGCGTGGTGTTGCGTAGCACGCCGTTCGGGAAGTCCGCGGCTGGCGGCATCTGCGCCGTGCTGCAGGCGAACACCGGCGCGGGCTGCGTTGGCGTGCCCAGGCTGTCGAACGCTCGGGCCAGTTCGAGCCTTGCGCCGGGAATGTCGATGAACGTGAACCTCATCGGCGGATCCAGGTTTCAGGGGTGATGGCGATGCGGGTCCAGGTTCTGTCGTTGGACCCCCGCACAGACCAGGCCGCGGGGTTCAGGGGCGCTCGGCTCCAGATCGAGCCGACGGCGGAGAACACCCGGGCGATTGGCGTGGCGAGCGCCTGGATGACGATCGTGTAGGCTGCGCCGGACTTCAGGGCGGCCAGGACCGAAACGGTTGTCGCTGCGCCCTGCAAGAGGCGGGTCGAACCTCGGCTGATCGCCACCGCGGGCGCCGTCGCTATCCTCGCGGATTTGCCAACGGCTCGCTGCAGCACGCCAGAAGGTGACGTCGCGCCCTGGAGCGTCTTGCCCGCAAGCCGCCGAATCAGTGCGGCCGGCGTCGCCGCAGCGAGGAGGTCCTTCAGCACCACCTTCAGTCTCGCCAGCGTCGCACCTGGAGAGTTCGAACCGAGAATCGACCGCGTCGCCAGTCGACGCAGCGCCGGTGAAGCTGAATTCGAGCTCGCAGCGCGCCTCGCCGTCTGCCGGACGATCGCCGGGCTCAGCGCGTTGCTTGCACGAACGGGTTTGCCGGCCTGCCGCACGAGCGCCAGGCCCGGCGAACACAGTCCGAGCACGGATTGATTGTACTGCGCGCCTCCAGACAAGGCGCCGAAACCCGACGGAGCGCCGAAGCCATAGGCCGAGCCACCGAAATTCGCCGTCACGGACGTAGTCGTACCGGCGAAGTAGGCGTAGATCAGAGCCGGACTGCCCAATGAGGAGATACTGATCCCCCCAACATTCGTAGCGGGATTGTGCGAGGCGTTGCCATTCCAGTTGCCACTGTTCTTTCGGAACCAGGCCAGGGCGTTCGGAAAGTCTATCGCCATGCAAAGGGTGTCGCCGGCCGCAGCCGTGCCCAGACTGCATTGTGAGACGCTGTTCAGGTATACGCCGCCGAAGGCCGGCGACCAGCTCATCGAGTTGGCGCCGACGCCGGGCGCACCCGTTTCGGACGTATTCGCGATGCCGACGCCGGGCACGTTGCTGCTGACCGAGTTCAGCGTGACCTCGACGTAGACCTTGCCGGCGAGGTCGGCGGTGGACCTTGCGCGTGCTGCGCCCGCGCCATTGCCCGTGGCGGTGAGATTGCCGCCGCTGAGGGCGACATTCGAAACCGCCGTCCAATCGGTCGCCATGATCAGGCCGCGCTCGGGACCATCTTCAGGCCGAACGTGAAGGCGATGGAGTCGCCCGAGACCACGTTGACGGCGGAGAAGTCGCCTCGGATCAGCATGTTGCCGGACGAGACTGCGTCGAACAGACCAGCCTCGGTGATCGCGAGCGAGGAGCCCGCCGTGACCGTCCCCGTCACCTGATAATTGTCGTTGCTGTTGGTGATGGTCGTGCGGCTTTCCGTGCCCACGGTCCGGCCGCCGGACGTGGTCGGCGCAGCCTCGGTGACCAGCGCGGTCTGGCTGACGGCCGCCGTGGTCGTGCCGGTGCCCCAGCCGATGTTCTTCGGCGCCGTGCCGGCCTGGATGATCCGGTTTGTGACGATGGCCGCGCCGGCGTTCGTGAAGGCCGTCAGCAACGAGACGAGCCCCTTGCGGACCAGGTCCTTGAGGAGGCCGCCCTGCGGCGCGGGAAGAGCAACAGCGACCATCAGGCGGTCTCCTTCTCGTAGGCGGCGATCACGAATCCGCCCGGCTGAAACTTCGCCTTGTCGGCGTCGAGGTCGGCGGGGACGTAGCGAAGCGTCTGGCTCATCCGGCCGTCGGCGGAGACGAGCTCCACCGTCAGTCCGCGCGCCTGCGCCGCGATCGGCTGGCCATTGAATTCCGCGGAGACCGTGATCGGCTCCTCGGCGCAGGAATGGACTTCAAAGCGCATCGTCAGATCCTTTCGATGAGGCGGCGCAGCCACGCGGCGATGGCGAAGCAGGCTCGGGCCAGCCACACGCCCAGGCCTCGGCCTGAGATCGACGCGGGCACGCAGACCGTGCGTCCCCGCGTCGAGGCCGCGCCGCAGTCCGGGCAGGCGCTGGCCGGCTGTTGCGGCGTGCGCGCCAGGGGATGGGGCGCCGCACAAGCCTCGCACCGTGGCAGCAGCGTGTGGGTGAGCGATGGCTCGAGGGCGCCGTCCAGGGCCGCGCCCAAAGTGTTGTCGTGCATCAGATATCCCGGGTGATGTCATAGGCGGCGGGGTGGGCGATCAGGCTCGTCTCGACGCGAAGCTTGCCGGCCTGTGGGCGCCTGGCGGAGCGCAGCTCCGCCAAGCCGCCCTCGAACTTCTGCAAATATCGGTTGGCGGCGTCCCAGTTCTGGTCGAACTCGTGGAAGCTCGCGAGCGCGCCGTCGAGATAGACATCCGGCGCCTCGGCCAGCAGCCAGTTCGTCGGATTGAAGTCCGACAAGGCCGGTAACTTGGTGAAATAGGTCAAGAGCGTCGAATAGGCTTGGTCCGGCGCCGGATGGAGCATGAGTTGCTCGCCCAGTATCGCATAGACCCGCGGCCGACCGGGGGCGTCATCGCCCTCGGCGTAGGACGCGATGACGTCCGGAAGCGTCGGATCGAGCTTCGTATACGCATCCGACCCGCTGGCCCGCACCTGCACGGTGATGGCGTCGGCGAAGTCGCCTGGCAGCGCAGTCAATGGCGTGTCGATGCTCGCCGTGTCCTGCGCCTCTGTCTTCCGGTCGCGCAGCCAGCGGTTCACCTTCGCTTCGGCGTTGCCGATGAAGGTCGGAATCCGGGTCGCAAGGTCGCCGCGCTCTACCCAGTCGGCGAGCGCCGCCATCAGGTCGGCATAGGTGGTGATCGCCACGTGTGCGGCTCCGCAAACATGAGGGCGTGGCGGATGCGACGGCGCGCCGGGGGCGCGCCGTCGCATCCGAGCTCAGGCGCGGAGGCCGCTAGTTGTTGGCCAGCCGGCAGGCGAGTTGCGGTCGAAGGGTCTTGAAGCCGTAGAGGACGTCCAGCCGGCAGGGGAACTTGTCGTTGTTGATGTCGTACTGGCGGACGATCCGCATCGACACGCCGTCGAACACCTCGCGAGCGGCGAAGTCGACGCCTCGCGGCATCACCATGTCGGCCGTGGCGAACGCGAAGGCGCCCTTGTGGTACGCCATCGAGATCCCGTGATTGGTGGAGGCGGTCCCGGCGATGGTGATCGCCGCGTTGTCCGCCGGCGCGCCCGACACGTTCTGCAGCGCGCCGGTGGTGACGATCGCGGGCGCGATTGGCCAGGATGTGATCGTGGCGCCGGCGCCGACCACGAACTGTTGCAGGATACCCGTCGACTGTTTGGTCTCAGGGTGCACCCGGAACACGCCGGCGATGGTGAAGACGTCACCGGCCGCTGGCGCGTTGGCCCCAGTGTCCACCGTCAGGGTGGAGCCCGTCTGGCTGGCGCCGTTGATCAGATAGGCGCCGTTGGCCGCGCTGCGTGCGTGCGACGGCCAGAGCGTGTTCTCCATGAAGTCGAAACCGGCCGTGCGGCCCATGAAGCCTTCGCGGTGCTGCTTGGCGATCGTCGCCCGGTCGTTGAACAGGCCCTTCAGCGCATCGACCAGGTCGACGTTGTCCTGGGTGTTCAGGTTCGCCGTGCGGCTGGCCAGGGGCGCCAGGTTGTCCACCAGGATCTTCCGGCCCTGCAGGATCTTGGCGAAGGTGGCGGCCACGCCCTGGTTGTTCACCTGGTTGTAGACGTCCTTGTACATGTTCATGGCGTCGGCTTCGATGGTCGCGGCCAGCACGCTCATGGCGGGTTCGATCACCCGTTCGGAGAAGTCGTCCAGCGACAGGGTCAGATCCACCGAGGTGAAGTTCAGGTCGACGCCCTTCTGGGTCTGCACCTTCAGGTCGACGCTGGATTCCGTAGTGTCCTGCGCCGAGAGGGTCGCGCCGGAGCGCACGACATACTGGTTCGGCAGGCGCACCTTCAGGGTGTCGCCCACTTTCGCGCCTTGGCGTGCGAAGCTGTCGTCGTATTCGCGGGTGATGGAGCCCACGAAGTTCAGCTTCTGATGCAGCACGCGAAGCGCTTCGCGCGTCACGGCGGTCGCCGTCAGAATCGTATTGGCCATAAGCCTTTCAGGTCCTTTTTTTGAAGGCGCGCAGCCGCGCGCACAGGCGTCACGCCCGCGCGACGCGCGGTGGTGGGAATGGGGATTAGGGAGACGGGAGCCGCCAGCGCAGGCAGCCTCAGGTCTTCAGCTCACCGCGCCAACGGCCCGAAGGCTTGGGCGCCAGACGCGGTTCAGTGTCGTCCGTCGTCGGAGACTTAGTTCCGGGCGAGTTGCGAGTTGCGCCGGCGCATCCATTCGCCGGTGCCAAGTTCGTCCCGCACGCCGCCGGAGGCGGCCGCTGCGCCCGCCACCATCACCGCGGGACGAACCGTCTGAGCTTGCGCCGCAGACTGCGAGGCCGCCTGTCGTTTCGACTGTTCGTCGCCCTGGAACGCGCGGTGCAGGATCCTCCAGAGGCGGTGGTCGGCGACCTCGCGCAGCTCGTCGATCGTGACGCCGAAGGCCGCCGCATATTCCACAAGCTTGCGGGCCACGTCCGGAGACCAGCCCTCGATCTCGCGCGCCAGCACTTGGCCCGCCTCGGCGAGTTGAGCGGCGCGCTTGCGTTCCGCGTCGAGACGTCGCTGGTCATGCCTCTGCGCGACCGCCCGCGCCAGGTCGGCGCGCGCCGCCTGCGTCAACTGGAACTGGCGCCACAGCACCTCGGCGCGCTGGGGATCGCCCTCCGCGAGGCTGCGCCAGTCCACATCGTCGTAGGCTGCAAGCTGCAGGTCCAGGACGTGGAGTTGTGCGCGGTCGGCCAGGCCCTGCTCGGCGAGCTCCACGTCTTGCGCGACACCCCGACGGCGGGCATCAAGATCCCGGGCGTGGGCCGCCAGTTCCTGCGCTTTACGCTCATGGTCTGCGTTCGTGAGGAACGAGTCCTTCAGGGCGACAGGGATGGCGTAGATCTGTCCCTCATGCTCGACCTGCACCATGTCATCCAGGTCGCTCGGTTGACCCTCGGCGCCCAGGTCGTATTGGCCGCCGATCGCGGCGTCGTCGTCATTCATGGAATCCTCTGAGGTCAAGCCGACAGCGCCGCAGGTGCGACGCCTATCTGGCGAATGGGTCGGAAGACCGGTCTGGAACCTGCTGCCAAGGGGCCGGACTGCCCCGGTCAGGCGACCCGTCGTCGTAGCGATCCTGGCCATCCCGCATGGCGCCGCGGATTGAAACCGGCGTCTTCTGAAGCGTGGATCCGCCGCGTCGCGGTCAGCGGCGAGGCGCAGTTCTCTACGATGGCCTCAGTGTCGCAAACTTCCGCGCAGATGTCAAGAACAAAACAAGAACTTTAAGTACGCTGACGCCTCAGCGCACGCTGGCCCCGCCCGCCACCTTCATCCGGTTGGTTTGCGCCTCGAACGCCTCGATCTCCAGCTTGCGCGCCTCGTGGCTGCGGTCCTGCTCGAGCGTCCCGATCCGCGCCTTGGCCGCCTGCAGCGCCTGGGCCAATTGCATCAGCTGCGCCTTGGCCTGCTGGATCTCCGGCGGCGGCCCGCGCAGCTGCGGCGGCAGCAACGCGCCCAGCCGCTGGGCGATCTCCTCCGCGCCGGGCCAGTCGAGGTTGCGGGCCAGCAGATCGCCGATCACCGGCGCCGCGGCCGGATAGGCGCGGATCAGCTCGATCATCTGAGTGGCCGCCTCCTCCCGCCGGCTGGTGAACGAAGGCCCCGAACGCACCGTCAGGTCGTACTTTCCCGCCGCAAGGTCATGGATCTTCTCGATCTTCCGCACCTGCCCCGCGGCGTCGGCGGCCTGCGCCTGGAACCGCTGGTTCACCGGGGCCAGCTTGGCGACCCCGTCGGCCCCCAGCACGCGCACAACCCTCGGCGTCGAATAGACCCTGGGGATCAGGTCGATCAGGATCCGGCCGGCGTGGCGGATCGCGCGCGAGAGGTTGTCGATGTAGTGGAAGGTGGAGACGTCCCCTTCCCGCTGCCGGGCCATGATCGCCCGCCCCGACGTCTCGTTCGACCGCGCGCCCAGGCTGGCGTCGTGCAGACCCATGATCGACTTCATGTCGTCGGCGGCGTGCAACGCCTCCTGCATCGCCCCCACCGGCGGGCCCGCGAAGCCCTGACGCTGCGGCGGCTCGGGCCCGTCGTACTCCAGGTAGGCGTGGGTCTGGGTGTTCGCCGTCGCCCACTTGGCCGCGTCGGTGTCGAACGCGCCCTTGCGGCCGATGAACGGGGCCTTGGGCGCCAGCGCCACCAGTTCCGTCGACGTGGTCCGCCAGTAGTTGAACATCCGCTGCGGATCCTTGGCGTCGCGCACCAGGCCTCGCAGGCGCCGGCGGCCGTCCACATGAATCTCTTCGCCATAGACCGGCACGATGGGGATGTAGCGGCCCGCCCAGTCCACGGTCTCCAGCACCTCGGCGCCGGTCATCACCCGCTGGGTGACCTTCCAGCCCTGCACCGTGCGCGGACGCCCGATCACGGACACGCCGAGCTGGTCGAACAGCGCCTTCTCCTTCTGGTAGGCGCCGAGCTCCACCACCTGCCCGTCGGACAACGCCACGATGGCCTTCGTCACCACCTCCCGCCGCCAGTACTCGGCGAGCATCACCTGGTCGCCGTCCAGCCATGGCCCATTCAGCCCGGCGTAGGAATCCGCCGTCCAGTCCACCGGCTCGGCGCCCTTCCAGCGCGCCTCGAAGGCGGCCTTGGGCAGGCTGTCCACCACGAACGCGGTGTTCCAGTCCGATGAGTCGGCCGCCGTCGAATTCGGGTCGCCATAGATGGAAAACGGGTTGGCCACCCGCTCGATGGCGATGTCCTGTTCGAAGGTGTCGTCGCGGGCGTAGCGGGTGTTGATCCGGAAATAGCCGAACCCGCCGGTCACGGCGAAGTCCAGCGCGGTGTCATAGGCCACCTCCGCATCGCTCGACTGCTCGATGTGGCGGATCAGGCCGTTGAACACCTCCGCCGTCTCCGGGTCGGCGTCGCCGTCCACCGGATGGCAGACGATCGCCGGCTTGTTCAGCCGCCCGTCGTTCACCACCTGGCGGATGAAAGCCGGCAGCCGGTTGATGGTCAGGCAGGGCCGCCCATCCAGCTCCCGGTCGCGCCGCACCTGCTCCGGCCACTGTTCGCCCAGCCTTGCGAAGCGCAGGTCGTCCAGCGCCTCGCGCCGGTTCTCCGCCTCATGGTCGGCCGAAAGCTCGAAGGCCTCGCGGGCCTCCCTCAGGATGTCGTCTTGGGACATTGGGTCTCCAACTCCAGACCGAGCGCGGAGTTTTTAGGTGGATTATGGGAAGGCCGAACCGGCCTTGCGCGTAGAAAAGAAGGCGCTGACGTGGAGATCCGCCTTTGGCGTTGCTATTGACGGCTAGAACATAAGAAGAATTTCGCAGATCGAGGGCGTCATTGGGCGCGCCACCTCGAGTCCAGTTGGGTCCAGGGATGCGCGATAATGTCGGGATCAACCTTCGCTTCGCAATTGGTCTAAGCGGACACCGTCAATAGACCTGCGCGATGTCACCTACCAACTCGAACGACGGTTTCAGCCGCCCCTGCCGCTGCGGCGCAGGCCGGCGCAGTTTCACAAATGAGCTGGCTCTCTGTTCAGACCCAGAACCACATATGCGTGACCACCTGCAACCGGCCGAACCTGAACTCGAATCTCAAGTCGGTGGATTCGTCCATCCGGCCGCACTCACCGTTGAGGATTTCAACCTGCTCACCCTTGCGCGTCCAATGGCGTCGCGTCGCCAGGCCTACGGTGTTCAGCTTCTGCGCGACGATCTTCGGGCTGTCAGTCCAGCGGATGCCGAACGGCAGCGGACTGCCGGCCTTTCGGTACGCTACCTTCGTCCCAACGGATCGATCATAGATTTTCGGAACCTCGGCGGGTCCAGAAATGACATCAGACGGAGTCAAGGCAATCAACTGCCCAAATTCGTCGGTGTACTCACACTCGTCCGCGTCCCTCAACTGGCACCGGGAGGCAAGCGGAGCCTTGTCCTTGAACGCGCTGAAGTCGCCTGAAAGCGGCGCGCCGGGAAGCGCGACGTGGACGAGTTTCCCGCGCGGACAATAGGCCTGCGTCGCGGTGGAGGTTTGCTCCCCGCATCCCGCTGCAACGGCGCAAGCGACCGCCACCACCATCACCCGTTTCATGGCCACCTCCGGTTGCGAGGGAGTTTATCGAACAAACCAAGAACGTCAACTGTCCAGCTTGCTTCAGTCGCGCCACGCCCGCAGCAACTGATCCGCGTTCGGCGTCGCGCGGTAGGCTGATGGCCCGAGGCGACCGTAGGGGTCTTCCGCCTCGCCGTCCTTCCGAACCTCGAAATGCAGATGTGGTTGCGCCGTCTTCGGCACATTCCCCGAGCGCCCAGTCGTTGCGATCGGCTGGCCGCGGCGCACCATGTCGCCCGCCCGGACATCCGCCTCGCCCACGTGCGCGTACCGCGTGGAAACGCCGTCTCCGTGGTCGATTTCGACGAACATTCCATACCCTGTCCCGGGGCGCGCGCTCACGACCTTTCCGTCTCCCGCCGCATAGATCTGTGTCCCTTCCGGCGCAGTCACGTCGATCCCCTTGTGAGCTCTTCGGCTGCCGTCCGAATTGACCCGATTATTCCCGAACCGACCGTCGCCCTGCCCGGTTGCGGTGTTTCTCTTGTTCAGCCCGTACCTGTCGGGCAGCGGCCATTGAAGCGTCGTCGAGCCGCCGCCTGGCGGGGAGTTTTGCCGAAGAAACTCCTCCCGCGAGTCGACGTAATTCCGTCCGGGCGAAGGCGTGCGCCCATTAGGCTCCGGACCGACCGGCCCACGAAGCCCGGCGTCGCGCCAAGATGGCGAGTTCGCCGCGCCGCGATTCGATGCAGCGGCGGTTTCGCGGGCAAGTCCCATCTGCGCTCGCACGTTCTGTTTGATCACCGCATCAGTCCTGGCGCGTAGTCCTTGCAGGGCCGATTCAGCGCCGTCGGCGATTTGTGACGTGATGGATTTCCAAGACATGCCATTCCTCATGGTTTGATCGAAGGCGCGGGGCGGCGGTTCAGCCCATCCAGCTGCGCCCTGTCCGGCCCGGAAAGCTCCGCACCGCGCTGATCGCGCCGCGCCGCTGCATGGCGAACTCCCCGAACGCATCCGCCCCGTGGCTGGCCGCATCGTGCAGCGGGCCGGAATAGCTGCGGGTCGCCAAGCTCCAGCGCTTGCGGTACGCCCGCAGACGGTCGAGCCCGACGGAGCACTTCTCGGCGTCGAACCAGGTGATCGGGATCGTCAACCGCGCTGCATTGATCCGCTCTTCCGGATCGGCGGCAGTCCCCACATGGATCGGCCGCAGGCCCAGGCCGCCCAGGGTCTCGAACCGCGAGCGCCCCGCCGCGCCGAGTTCGCGCACCATCACGTCGTGCGGCAGGTGGTGGGTCCCGTAGACGTAGGTCTTCGACGCAATGGCCGCGCGGACGATGGACTGCAGCCCCTCCCCGCTGGTCTCGAAATAGTCGATGGCGCGCACTTCGCGCCCGGCCTGCTGGAAGAACCAGATCGCCGTGTAGTCGTCGATCCCCAGGTCCCAGGCGGTGTCCACCTTCAGGGCCGGATCGTAAGGAACGCGGCAGATCCGCCCGTCGCGCTGCGCCTCCGACAGCAGGCTCGCGTAATAGGCGCCCGGCGCAGCGGCGTCGAAATCCACCAGGTACTCGCTGGCGAACCGCGCCTCGCCCTCCTCCGCCGAGCCGGTCTCGGCGATCAGTTCGGCCCGCTCGCGCGCGAGTTGCTCGGGCGTGAACACGTCCGTCGCCGTCGCCGGCGAGCGCAGGGTGAACCAGCTCCCATCCGGCGCCCGGGACTCGAACGCGCGCGCCGCATGGTTGCGGCCCCGCGGCGTCCACAGGAACACCGCCCAGCCGTCGTTCTCGGCCAGGATCGGGCGGATGTAGGTCCAGCAGTCCGGCTTGGCCAAGGCCCATTCGGAGAACACCACCCCCACCGGCGGCGAGCCCACCAGGCTGTTGTAGTTGTCCGACCCGCACACCTGCCAGGTGGACCCGTTCCGGAACCGGATCATCATGTCGGCGTCGCGGGTCGCGGCGCGCAGCTTGTGCGGAAACGCCTCGTCGATCCGCCGCCGCCCCGTGTGGGGATTGACCGCGTCCCAGATCGCCTTGCGCCCCTGGGAGGCCTCCGGCAGCAGGTGCCAGTAGCCGCCCACCCTGGCGACCGACGCCACCGCCGCCCAGTTCAGCGCCACCTCGTCCTTGCCCCACCGGCGATGCGCCGCCACGTCCGCCCGCAACCCGCCACGCGCCAGATAGCGCCAGAGCTTGAGCTGATAGGGCCGGGGCTCCCAGACCGTGGGCAATTCGAAGCGCAGGCCGGCTTCGGATTTCTCCGGTTCGGAATCCTCAGGACCGCTCAAGCTTCGTCGCCCGCGTCATCCCCGAACTGCCGGATGATCACGGTGTAGGGCTCCGCCGAAGCTTCATCGGCGGTCCGGCACTTCCCGTAGGCCCGGTCGAGGATCTCCCGCGCGGCGCCGAGCTTGGACGCATCGCCGCCCGTTCCGCTCATGATCGCTTCCAGAGTCTGCAAAGCAAGCGCGCTCAGCGCACGGGACTTGAGACGGACATCGAAGGCCTCGGCGGTCATTCAAACCTCGCTGTCGGTATTGAAAAGGCGGGAACACCCCCGCGCCCGCTCCACGCCCCACGCGAGGCGTTGTGTTGTTCCGGAGCCGGGCGCGGGGGGCCTGGGCCGCGGCGCCTCGATCCTGCCGCTTCGAGCTCGCTGACGAAGGGCCGCCAGGTCCGCGCGCGCCAGTCCGCCTGGGGGAGGACAAGCGGAGGAACGGCGTGCGTCAGGCCGGCGTGAACGCCACCGGGCGACGATCCCAAGGACCGTTCTTCCGCCTGTCTGCAAGAGCTCGAAAACTGCGACTGTCGCCTGCGGGAGGCGACGGGTCCGAGGTGCGCGCTGCGCCACAGACGCAAATCTCACCAATGACTTCAGTGTCTCACATTCCCGCGCAATGTCAAGAACAAATCAGGAACAATACGGCCGCGATAGATCGGCCGACAGCACGTCGAGCGCCACGATCAGCACGGCTTCCAGCCGGCCAGCCTCGCGCTCGCCCGCCGCCGCCTCACGCGGCGTGAGTTCTTCGCCGCAGACGAGATCGCAGGCGTTGACCAGGTCTCGCTGGCGCCACAGCCGCCCACGAAACTGCGCCAGGCGGGCCGAGGCCTGCACTGTGCCATCCGCATGCGACAGGACGGCGGCCAACGGGGCGCCGCCCGGAGCGCCCGACCGCGGCTTCACATCGAGGCTGGACGGGATCGAGCCCTCTACCTTTGCCCGCCGGTAACAGGCGCCATAGCGCTCCCCCGCCGCGCGCTGGGCCGCGCTGAGCCGGCCCTTTCGCGCCAGCCACTCCAGGCCGGCCTGGCGTCGATAGGGCGTCTCGCGCCGCCCTCCTCCGCTCGTCGGCGTCTCGAACGCCGCGCCCCGGGCCTGCGACAGGCCCACCGTCTCGGCCACGCCCTCGGCCACCGCACGCCGTTCGGCCGCCGCGGCCTCCCGCCGCTCCAGTGTCAGCAACCGCTCGCGCTCACGGCGCGCCGGATCCACGATGCGTCCCATCGCTCCTGCCTCCTCGGTGTTGGAATAGGTCTTCAGTCCAGGCCGCCCCGCGCGACCACCGCGTCGGCGAGCCGATAGACCGCTTCGCCTGCGGCCACCTCGCCTTCGATGACCACGAGACCGGCCGCTGCGTGCGCCATCAGTTCGCGCAGGAAGGCCGGCCGCGCCTGTGACGGCCGTTGGCGAAGCGCGCCCGCCACCACGGCGGCGGCGTCATCGAGTCTGCGGGTCATGACCGGCGCTCTCGCCCGCCCGCCGCCGTCGTCCTTTGCGGCCAGGTCAGCGGCAGGCGCACGCGCACGCTGTCCCTGCCGCAGCGGCGCTCGGTCAAGGCTGGGAAGCCGCCGAGGGCCATCACGGCGGCCACGTGTCGTTCGTGCCGCGCGAACTTGGGCAAGGCCGCATCGCCCGTCCCCCGCGCCGCGCGGGCCCGGAAAATGGCCTCCAGCCGCGCGCCCGTGGCCGGGCCGAGGTCCAGTTGCGCCCTCGCCAGGTCAGGCGGCGCGCCGCCCCGGCGCAGGGTGGCGTAATCGCTCTGCGTGGCAGGCGGCGGCTTGATGGGTGCGTCCGTTCTGGGCATGACTTCACTGTAGGTTAGATACAGGACTTGCGCAACGAATTTCTGTATTCTATCTACAGCCATGAACAATCCAGAGATGCGTCAGATGGACGATCGCCCCACGCGCCTGCGGCACGCCCGCACCGAGAGCGGCTACGAGACAGCCGCCGCCGCGGCCGACGCCTTCGGCTGGAACCGCAACACCTACGCGTCCAACGAAAACGGCAACGCCCCGTTCTCGTATCGCAAGGCCAAGGAGTACGCGGGGGCCTTCAACGTCCGGCCGGAATGGCTCTACGACGCCGCCGGGTCGATGCGCGCGACGGCGGAGCTGGGCTTCGTCCCGATCATCGGCCGGGTGGGCGCCAATCCGGAGGGCAGCGTCCTGTTCGCTACGGGGCAAGACGCCGGCGATCTGGCTCCGATCCCCCCAGGGGGCACGGAACGCGCGGTCGCCTTGCAGGTCGTCGGCCACTCCATGCGGGGGGTCGCCGACGACGGGGCGCTGATCTATTTCGAAGACCAGCGGACGGCGCCCACGCCGGACATGCTGGGTCATGTGGTGGTGGTCGAGGTCGACACCGACGAAGTGCTGGTCAAGCGCCTGCTGCGCGGCGCCAAGCCCAACCGTTACGACCTCGAAAGCCTGGCCGGCCCCACTCGCCGCGACGCCAAGCTGCGCTGGGCCGCGCACATCACGGCGATCATCCCGCCTTATCAAGCCCGCAAGGTCATCCGGACCGGGGGCTAA